ATGGATGAGGTCGCGGATATGCCAGAGACGGTATTTCCAGAAATTATTCGACCAGCGTTATCGGATAGGAAAGGGTTTTGTTATTTTATAGGAACGCCCCGTGGTCATAATATGTTTTTCGAGTTGTATGAACAGGCCAGTCAGTTAGATGATTGGTATAATGTTATTTATAAGGCTTCGGAAACAGGTATTGTGGATGATGATGAATTAGAAGCTGCTAAAGTTACAATGACAACGGATCAGTATGATCAAGAATTTGAGTGCAGTTGGGTAGCGAATGTCCCCGGTGCGATATATGGGAAAGAATTACAAACATCTTTAGAAGAAAATAGGATTACCAAAGTTCCGTATGATCCTGCTGCGAAGGTTATGACGTTTTGGGATTTAGGAATTGGCGATTCTACGGCAATATGGTTTGGCCAAGTACAAGGCCGTGCCATTAATGTGATTGATTTTTATGAAGCACGCAATGAAGGCTTACCCCATTATGTAAGTGTGTTGCAGAGAAAAGGATATTTATACGGAGACCATTGGGCGCCCCATGATATTGAAGTGCGGGAACTTGGAAGCGGTAAAAGCCGTAGGGAAGTTGCATGGGATTTGGGGCTGAACTTCCGGGTAACACCTAAGTTACCGATTGAAGATGGTATACACGCTGCACAAATGTTGATACCGCGGTGTTGGTTTGACCAGGAGAAGTGTAAGGTTGGGCTAGAAGCATTACGGCATTACCATAGAGCGTATAATGAAAGAACACGAAGTTTTAGAGCCAGTCCTGTTCACGATTGGTCAAGTCATGCAGCCGATGCGTTTCGGTATTTTGCTGTCGGATTGAAAGAACAGAAAGATTGGTCGCATCCCCCGCAACAAATTGCGGCTAGTAATTATAATCCGTTTACGCATAAAGGAGATACATCATGGGTTTCTTAAGTCCTAAAGCGCCACCTGCGCCCCCTCCTCCACCGCCACCACCTCCTCCTCCGGGAATAGAGGGTGTCGATAAAGGAAAAATAGAGCAGGAAGAAAAACGATTAAAAAGACGTAAAGGCGTACAAGATACCATATTGACAGGTTCTGGATTAACACAAGAAGAAGGTGCATCAAGCACATACAAACCAACTTTACTAAAATAGGAGAATATTATGGGTGGATTATTTGGAGGCGGTGGCAATAGGTCGTCTGCACCAGCAGTACAACCTGCTAAACCATATGTAGCACCAGCACCAGCTATACGTTCGGAAGAACAAGAAAAAGGTAAAAAGAAGAAAAAGAAAATGGTTTCTGGAGAAGCAGCAACAATGTTGACTGGCACAGAAGGTTTGACAACATCAAAATCTAGTCCATCAACGAAATCTTTATTAGGAGACTAATATGCCTATTGCAGACAAACGTGCAGTAGCGTTATTAAGTCAGTTAAGCGTTTTAGAAAATCAACGTTCCGTATGGGAAAATCATTGGCAAGAACTTGCCGATTATATTAGTCCACGGAAAGCGGATATTACAAAACGAAGAACGGCTGGCGATAAACGTACCGAATTGATATTTGACGGCACCGCTATTCATGCGGCTGAAATGTTAGCAGCATCTTTGCATGGCATGTTAACCAATCCGTCTACACCGTGGTTTAGTTTAAAATTTAAAGACCGTGTGTTAGATGGTAATGATGAAGCAAAAGAATGGTTACAAGGTGTAACCGAAGTTATGTATTCCGCATTTCATCGGTCAAATTTTGCCGAAGCGGTACATGAATTGTATTCAGATTTAGTCGTATTTGGTACAGGTGTAATGATGGTAGAGCGCGATGCGTCTACAAACCTAAGATTTTCTACACGCCATATTGGTGAATGTTTTATATCAGAAGATGCCGAAGGCCGTGTTAATGCGGTGTACCGTAAATTTAAAATGACTTGTATAGCAGCAAAAGAAACCTTTGGTGTAGAAGCCCTGCCAACCAGTATGCAGAAAAAAGCTATAGAAGAACCGTACACCGAAGTAGAGTTCTGTCATATTGTGCATCCTAGAGACAATTATGATCCTAATAAGGTGGATGGTCTTAATAAACCTTACGCATCTATTTATATTGATCCAGAAGATAAACAAATTATTTCCGAAGGCGGATTCGATGAACTCCCCTATATGTGTCCGCGCTGGTTAAAAGCCAGTTTTGAACGTGGTTATGGGCGCTCCCCGGCTATGACAGCGTTAGCCGATACAAAAATGTTATCAAAAATGTCGGAAGTAACGATTCGGGCAGCACAAAAACAGGTTGACCCTCCTCTCATGCTGCCTGATGACGGTTTTATGATGCCTATTCGTACGGTGCCTGGTGGATTAAACTTCTATAGAAGCGGTACAAGAGATCGTATTGAGCCATTAAATACAGGCGCAAACAATCCTTTAGGCTTGCAAATGGAAGAACAGAGACGCCAAGCTATTCGTGCAGCGTTTTATGTTGACCAACTTATTCTAGGGCAAGGCCCACAAATGACGGCTACCGAAGTTATACAAAGAACGGAAGAAAAAATGCGTTTGTTGGGGCCTGTACTTGGCAGACTACAAGCAGAATTATTACAACCGTTAATTGAAAGAGTGTATAGCGTATTAACACGCCAAGAAATGTTTGCACCGCCACCAGAATTTTTACAAGAAAACGATGTAGAAATTGAATATGTATCACCGTTAGCAAAAGCACAACGCTTTGGCGATATACAATCCGCTATGCGTTTATTTGAAAGTCTGGCTCCGTTATCGCAAGTTAATCCGGGTGTATTTGATTATGTCGATATGGATGGATTAGCCAAGCATATTATTAGAGTGTTAGGTGTTCCAGCAACAGTTGTGAAGTCGGATGAGCAAGTTGTCCAAGAACGCCAACAAAAAGCGGATCAACAAGCAGAGATGGCAGAACAACAGCAGATAGCGAACCAAGCACAAGCTATGGGTGATGCCGCTCCAATGGTTAAGGCGTTACAACAATAGATAGGAAATAACATGGCTAAAAAAGGTTTATATGCAAACATGAACGCTAGAAAGAAAAAAGGCATAAGCCGTAGTAAGAAAAATTCTACGGTATCAGATAAAGCCTATGCAAATATGAAAGCAGGTTTTCCTAAAAAGAAAAAGAAAACATTAATTTAAATGTTTAAAACAGAAACCGATAGATTAGAAACCTATAAAAGAATGTTTGCAACCGATGACGGCAAACAAATCTTAGAAGATTTAAAAGAACGGTTCCATATAGAAACAATGACATTTGTTGATAACAACCGGGATTTGAGTTTTGTCCATGAGGGGCAAAGAAGTGTGGTCTTATATGTACTGCATTTATTAAGAGAAGATAAAAAAAACCAACAAACAATAGCGGAAGGATAATAACACATGGCAGAAGAACAGGTAGCGGATGCTCCAGTAGTTGAAACTGGGGAAGCACCGTCTGATTGGAAAGCAAGTCTCCCAGACGATATAAAAAATAACAGTTTAATACACAATATGGATGATGTAGAAACATTAGCCAAAACAGCCATTCATGCACAATCTATGGTCGGTGCCGAGAAAATAGCTATTCCCGGTAATTGGGCTAATGATGATGATTGGAACGGTGTATATACTAAACTCGGTCGGCCAGAAGCAGCAGAAGGATATGATTTAAAAAATCCTGAAGGAACAGAAGCTATTGATGGCGATATTAAAAGTTGGTACCAAGATTTAGCACATGATGCAGGATTAAATAACCGCCAAGCGCAAAAGATATATGAAGCGTATATAGCTAAAACAGGCGAAATGGCTCCTGTAAATGAAGAATTAAGTGAACAAGATATAGAAATACAAAAAAGCGAAACCGAAGTTACCCTTAAAAAAGAATGGGGTAAGGCGTTTGATCAGAAGTTAGACGAAGCTAAAGGCATACTAGAGCAGTTTGCCCCAGAAGGTTTTGCAGAAATAATGACAAAAGATGGTGTTGCATTAGGTAATTCTCCAGAGTTTATAAAAACTATGGCTAACATAGGTAATTATATAAATTCTAAAGTAGGAGAAGATAAGATCATTGGCGCTAAACAAACGCCATCTCTTACACCAGAAGATGCACAAAAAGAAATAGCAATGTTGCGTGGCGATCCTAAAGATAAAGGCCCGTACTGGAACAATAAACATCCAGATCATGCAGCAGCTGTCGCAGAAGTTTCACGACTAATGGAATATTTACATCCAGAAGTCGAGGAGTAGGATAAGCGTAAGCCCCTACCGAGCCAACAGCGTCAAGTTGGAGGTAGCATACTTAATGTTAAAGTGTCTTGTAATACAGGGTAGCACTTGTTTTTTTATTAACTTATAACACGGAGGCTTATATGTCTACACAAGTGAGTACAGCTTTCGTTCAGCAATTTTCTTCGAATATTACTATGTTATCTCAGCAAATGGGTTCCCTTTTGCGTGGTGGTGTAGATTCAGAGACTATTACTGGAGAGAAAGCATTTTTCGATCAAGTCGGAAAAGCAGCCGCTGTTGTTCGTACAACTCGTCATGGAGACACACCGTTAATGTTAGCGGCTTAATAAGGAAACTTATTTCGAATAACCTAGTGAATTCAAGGAAACTCTCATTGAGACAATCTTGAGCCAAGCCCGTTAGGGAAGGTGCAACGACTATCCAGAAATGGAGTAGGAATCAAGCGGTTCCGAAGCGCTAGGCATCCTAAAGGATGATGATATAGTCTTATCTTGCAGGCAACTGTAAGCAGCGAAAGCGGAAAAAGTTAGCGACTTTTTTGAAAAAATGTAATGGAAACTCCACATACGAGACGTATGGTTACTCTTAGCGATTATGAGTGGGCCGATCTTATAGATTCTGTCGATAAAGTCAGGATGCTTGCAGATCCAACTTCTACTTATGCAAGAGCAGCAGCAGCAGCGATGGGAAGATCAATGGATGATGTGATTATTGCCGCAATGAACGGTAATGCACAAACAGGCAAAGCAGGTACAACAGCTACAGCTTTACCAGCAGGGCAAAAAGTTGCTCATGGTTCCGCAGGTTTGACTATTGCTAAATTAGTAAGCGCTAAGAAAATTCTTGACGCTAATTCAATCGATCCGTCTATTCCGAGATACATAGCGGTATCACCAGAACAAATTGAAGATCTGTTAAATAATACAACAGTTACTTCAGCAGACTTTAATACTGTTAAAGCGCTTGTTCAAGGTGATATAGACACTTTTATTGGTTTTAAATTTATCGTTACTAATCGTCTAACTGACGATGGTACATCCAGATTATGTCCAGCTTGGGCTGAAGATGGCGTTAAATTAGGAATTGGCAAAGATGTCAACGCTCAAATTACGGAAAGAGCGGACAAAAGCTACAGCACACAAGTTTACTATTGCATGTCTATTGGGGCAACCCGCATGGAAGAAGAAAAAGTTGTGCAAATAGCTTGTAACGAGTAAGGGAGGATTATATAATGGGTACAGTGTATTCTGATCAAAAGACTAAATGGGATCAAAATAATCCGACTGAAGCAATAAAGCCTATTGAATTGGCTGGTCGTGTTCGTGTAGCATACGGTTCTTATACCGCATCTGCTGAACAATCAGACATTCATATGTTTAATTTACCAAACGGTGCAAGAATACTGTCTGGTGAATTAGTACATGCGGCTTTAGGTTCTTCTACAACAGCATCTGTAGGCCATGCAGCTTATACAAATGCAGCGGGAACTGCGGTAGCAGCTGACGTTGACGAGTATAAAGCAGCAGCCGCTTCTACATCAATTACTACAGTTGATATAGCAGCAACAGCAGCGCTTGGCAGAAATTCAGTTGTTGACGCAAACGGTACAGGGCTTCCTGTTACTGTAAGTGTTGCTGGTGCCAATGGTACTGGTTTAGTCGAACTAAAAATGCTTTACGTTATTGATTAATACAAATTGGAGAGAGCAAGCGTTATGCTGCTCTCTCCCTTTTATTTAGGAAAAAACAATGGCTTCAGACGTTGATATAGCAAATAGTGCATTAAATAATTTAGGCGCATCTAACATTAATGCGTTAACAGAAGATAGTGTTGCTGCTCGTATCTGTAACCAACGCTACGAGTTTGTCCGTGATTCAGTATTTAGAGCGCATCCTTGGAATTGCTTAGTAAAAAGAGCATCCTTAGCGCAAAACACTACAGCACCTGATTGGGAATATACGTATGCTTTTAATTTACCAACAGATCCTTATTGTTTGCGTGTTTTACGAGTAGAAGATTTAGATACAGATTTTAAAGTAGAAGGAAGAACAATAGCTTCCAATAATTCTACTATGAAGATAAAATATGTAGGGCGTATAACTGACCCTAACGAATATGATATGTTATTAATAGAATGTTTATCTGCACGATTAGCAGCAGATATAGCGTATGCGATTACAAATAATAATGCTTTAACAGCAACTATGTGGGAAATGTATAGTCAAAAATTAAGTGAAGCGCGCTTTGTAGACGCTACTGAAGGTATGCCTGGAACAGAAGGCGTTGATTATGGCGTATTACACTCTAATACGTTTATTAATTCGAGGTTCTAATGCGAGCCACCACTTCTTTTACAAATTTCACTTCTGGCGAAATAAGTGATTTATTAGATGGTCGTACTGATTTAACACGGTACACTAATGCCGCTAAAAGTTTAACAAACTTTATGGTGCATCCTGCGGGTGGTGCAGCAAGACGCCCGGGTACAAAGTTTATACATGAAGTAAAATCAAGTGCAGCAGCGGTGCGTTTAGTACCGTTTGAGTTTAATACGACTACAGCCAATACCTATGTATTAGAATTTGGTAATTTATATTTTAGAGTATTTCGTGATGGCGGTATTGTTACCGAATCAACAAAAACTATTTCTGCTATAACACAAGCTAATCCAGCAGTTGTTACGGCTAATAGTCATGGCTATTCTAATGATGACCATGTTATTATTAATAGCGTAGTAGGCATGACAGAAGTTAACGGTAAAACTTTTGTTGTAAAAAATAAAACAACAAATACTTTTCAAATACAAGACGTAGATGGCAATAATATTAATTCTACAAGTCATACAGCGTATTCATCAGCAGGCACTTCTGCAAGAATATTTCAAGTAACAACACCGTACACAACAGCGCAAGTAGCGGATTTAAAATTTACACAATCAGCGGATGTTATGTATTTAACACACGTTGACCATGAACCAAGAAAATTAACACGAACAGCGCACACAACATGGACATTAAGCACACCAAGTTTTGTTAATGGCCCGTATTTAGATGAAAACAGTACAACAACAACATTAACAGCTAATGCACGAACTGGTAGCAGTTGCACAATTACATCATCGGCTGATTTGTTTGTAAGTACTGATGTTGGTCGTACTGTTAAGATATACGAAGGTTATGCTAAAATAACAAGCCGTACTAATGCTACAACTGTAGTTACTACGGTGCAAACTGATGAAATAGGCCAAGCAGAATTATTACCAACATACACAGCGAGTACTATAAGTTTTGTTGAAGGTGATCCTGATGCTACAGGCAAATCACATAATGATTTTATAAGAGACAGTACTAAACAATTTATAGAACAAGGCTTTAAAGAAAATATGACTATTACGGTGTCTGGTGCATCGAATAGTGCTAATAATGGCGATTATGAAATTGTTAAAGTAACAAGCGATGAAATAACACTTGTTCCTGTTGATGATGTTGTAAATGAATCAGCAAGTAATAGTATTACAATAGTCGGTAAATTACACGCTACTAAAGATTGGTCATTAGGAGCATTTAGTGAAACAACAGGCTATCCAAGAGCCTGCGCTTTTTATGAACAAAGATTGGTGTTTGCAGGAACAGCAACACAACCGCAATCGTTATACTTTAGTGTAGCGGGTGATTTTGAAAACTTTACTGAAGGCGATACAGACGCTAGTGCATTAAATTACACTATTGGTTCTAACCAAGTTAATCGTATTGTGTATTTAGCTAGTGCCAGTTCTTTATTAGTAGGAACAACAGGCGGTGAGTTTGTGGTGCGAGCCTCTGGAACGGATGAACCGTTAAATCCAGAAAATGCACAGGTTAAAAAACAAGCGAGTTATGGTAGCGCTGATACACAGCCTGCTCAAATAGGTGGATATACATTATTTGTGCAACGGGCAAAACGTAAGATAAGAGAACTGCATTATGTGTATGATACCGATAGTTACCAAGCAACAGACTTAACAATATTAGCTGACCACGTTACAGAAAATGGTATTATAGAGTTAGCGTACCAACAAGAGCCAGACAGCATTGTATGGGCTGTAACAGGCGATGGCAGGCTGTTAGGGTTAACATATCGTAGAGAAGAAAACGTAGTAGCGTGGCATCAACATAAATTAGGCGGTACTTGGGTAGATGGAAGCACGACTTACGATTATGGGTTTGTAGAAAACATTGCAACTATTCCTGGGGAACTTAACCAAGACAATTTATACATGGTTGTTAAACGTACTATTAATAGTGTAACCAGACGTTTTG